AACCGCCAATTCTCCAAGTGCATATCCCCACCGTCTTGCCATTTCCGGGTTTCCATTATTCAATGCATCTGCAATTCCATTAAACAATGAAGGAAATTGATTTATAACGCTTACGGCTATTCCAGACAAATCCTCGAAAAAGTCAATTAATCCCTCTCCAAACTGCTCCGCATACGGTTCTATTGCAATCCAGAAATTCTTTAATGATTCTGATAATTCATCCCAGTTTATAGCCATAAGACTAGCATTTATTACATTAACAAACCTTGTAAGACCGGAATCCTCTGTTCCAAATGCCCATGTTCCTATTGGAATTAAAAACTCTTCATAAAACCCCTTTAGGCTTGTCCATGAAAAATTTGCAAGTTTTCCTAATCCATTATCCCATAGATTAACTATTGCATTTCTAAACGGCTCTACTGCACTCCATGCCTTTGTAAATGCAGAAGATATTATATCAGCATATACCTGTGCCTTATTCTCCGAATCTGCCAACGCCGCTCCCCATATAGATTCATAGTCAGCTAACGCACCGGAAATCGCACCGGACAAGTCAATGTCAGAACCTCCACCGGAACCGCCGCCGGAACTGCTTCCACTACCGGAATCTGTTTCCGTATTTATGACATTCAGTTCATCAAAACTGCGCAATGTACCTTTCAGCTTCTTCGCTGCATTTGCCGCATCTTCAAGGCCACCAGTTGCTTCCTCTGCACTATCCGCAATATCATCAAGCCCATCGCCGCCATATCCGCCGCTGATTCCATCCTGTAAATCTTTAAGCCAGTTACTGCCAAACAGATGGAATCCAAGTGTTGTGAACAATCTATTCAGCGAAATAACCAGTCCGTTTACAACCGGAAGTACCGTCTTGACAATTGGTAAAAACAGATTTCCAATCGTTCTTGCAAGGTTGGATACCTGCTGTTTTAAAATTCTGTACTGATTTGCTACGGAATTAAGAGTGTTTGCCTGGTCACCCCATGCAACTTTGGACTGGTCTAAAATAGCAATCAATCTCAATTGCATCTTTTCAGCCTGTGTCATTTCTGATACAGCCTTGGTTACTCCATTAGCATATGCATAATTCTGCAAATTGGCGTTTGTAATATCAATTCCATACTTATACAACGCACGGCTTTGACCAATAAGACCAGATTGTAAGTTTGTCATGACAGAGGACAAATCAGCATTTGTAAAGGAAGATATATCTGCCGAAAGCATAGATAATGCTTTTGATGTATCAATGCTCGCTTCTCCTGTCAATCCTACGGCATTGGTTACAGCTCCAATCTTTGCTTGGAAATTCATAAGTTGCTCTGGGTCAAGACCGAGATTCATGCCAGAAGTCATCGTTAAATCGCCGGAATCTCCAATCTGATATCCGGTCATTTTTTGGGTTAATGTTGCCAGTCTGTCTCTGAATGAATCAACATAGGATTCAGCGTTGTCTTCCCCATATCCCTCAAACTGACTTCCAAACTCTTTTCCAATCTTTTCAAGCGTAACATTCCAATAGTTGAAAGTCTCAACATAATCCATTGAACTTTCAACTGATTTCAATGCTTTTTTCGCTCCGCGAATAATCAAAAAGAAATTTGAATAAAAATTTCCGGCAATCTGTGAGAAACTTTTTGTTGCTTTTTCTGCCTTCTTAGTTGCTCCTGTATAGGTGTTTAGACTAGTAGACAGAGAATTTGCCGCACGACCAGATGAAGCACCAGTGCGAACCAATCCTGCCAATGCATTGGTCATGTCAATAAGGTTCTGACTAACCTTTGGTGTACTGGAAAGCGTTGTCATAAGTTGTTGCATAGCCGCGGCAAGTTTCGGGATGTTTTCAATTGCCTGTGTGGAACTCTTATACCCTAACTGTGCAATACCCTTTGCCAGTTCCCCGAACTGTGCCGCATTTGCAGAAACAGGCGTACTTCCAAGCGAATTAAGTGCATTGCTAAACTGATGCATAGATGCAGCCGCGTTGCTAATCCCTGCACTGTCAATCGAACCCATTTTACTGATGTTCTTTGCAAGACGTGTAAAATCTGCTGTCCCAACGTTTTTCATACTCTGCATTGCAGATGACAGTCTATTTACACCAGATGCTAGATTGACAAGATTGTGTCCATTTACCTGCATTAACGACGTGGAAAGCCTATCTAATTTTCCTATTAACTTCTCGACCGAATCATTTGCCTTTACCGCAGATGCTTGTACCTCTATGTTTAAGGAATCAATCGTATCGCCCATGCTTCCACTTCCTTCCAATCACTTTTCTTGGTTAGTGACTATCTCCATTCGATAGCCAGTAAAAAGACGGTAGGCTATGACACCATACCGTCCTTGCTATTTGATTACCGTAGTCGGCAATCCTCTTTCCTTATCATTCCTAATCCATTGTTCTTCTGCAAGAATCATCTTCTTAAGCTCACGCTCGTCAATCTCTTCCTGCGTAAGGCCTGTATCATCTTCAATCTTTGACATGATAGGCTTTTTCATGTATTCAGCTTTACATTTCTTTCCAAAGGCATTTGCTAATGCATTTGATACTGCCGTGTATGCTGCACTTTCAAAATAAATACCGAGCATCCATGACTGTTCATCCTGCATTTTCTGTTTTATCTTATAAGCCTTATAAAACGATTGCAGTTTCTTCGGATTCAGATGCCAGAACACATCATACGGAACACCTATTGCCAACGCATTCGGCAAATATTCTTCCCAGATTATTTTGTGGAAGTTGATTTCTTTACAGCTTTCGTTTTCTGAATTTCCTCTGCTTTCTCCTGTGCCGCTGAGTTCATCTGCTGAATCATATCCTTGATTCCCGACAGGTCGAAAAAACCGTCATCTTCCATGCATTTCTTCAAGTCTTCAAACAGTTTACTGAATGAAAGATTATTCTCTTTCATGTACTGTTTCATAAATGCCCTTGCTTCATCTTCTTTTACCGGATTGTTCTCAAGTAAGCCGGCATAAAAAGCAATACGGCAAACGCGAGGCACATCTGCGACCATTTCAGATGCACCATCAATCATTGCTGCTGCCATAGCTACTTTTTTATTTTTATCTTCCTCTTCTTCAGCTAATCCTTTTTTAGCGAAATATGCACCTGACATCATCTCAAACATTGCCTGCACAAGTTCTTTATGTTCTGCTGCTTCAAATGTAAACTCTAATGTATACTCATTTTCTCCGATTTTAATTGTTTTCATGATTTATACCTTTCCCTTCATTCTGATATTATGGTAATGGGGCAGCCCGAAAGCCGCCCCATTTAACATCAATGATTAAGTTGTTTCATCAGCCAAATCTTTATCATCGCTCTGAACGCTTGCTGATTCAGCATCAGAACTTACGATTTTTTTGATACAGTAAATGTGCCGTCCTTGTTGTCAACAACGGTAAAATCATCCGTAACTTTCTTTGCAGCCGTGTTTGGAATAATTGTAACAGCCATTTCAAGAATTTCATCCACTCCTCCGACATCAGTTGGTGTTGCAACTGCCTGTCCGACATAGGCATACTTTGCAACTTCTCCGATTCCCTGTGTTCCATACAAATGCATGATATCAAGCTTCTTTGTTCCAAGTTCATCAATGGCATCCAGGTATTCTTTTTCAAGATTTCCTGTAATTTCCTTTGAATCAGAAGTCTTTATACCCATTTCAAAGGTCTGCGTATCATCTTCCATAGTAGTGGATTCTACTGTGTTTGGTGCTGATGCTGGAGATGGAATTGATTTTGCTTTTACCAAAAGTTTGTATGTTCCTGTAAAATTTGTTGCTCCGTCTGCATCAGTATGTTCTTTGTAAATAACTCTTGCAAGATAGCTTGTACTTGCCATAATACCCTCACTTTCTACCGCATAACTTTGAGCGGTCAGCGAATACCTCACGTGTTGGTATCCGGTGCATAAAAATAAGAGCCTTTAGGCTCCTTGTTTCATTGTTTCTATATCTCCTGCTCCGACTGTTCGCCGGAAGCGAGCGACCATAATATTTTTATCTCCGGAAGAAATATCTTCGGGTCCGTATATTAACGAATAACCCATTGATATCATCACATCTCCTGCTTCATCTATAAGTGTTCTTGCATCTGTCAATGATGTCGTGGTGTACGCTTTCAATTCAATAGTGGAACTGATTGCGTTCTGCGCATTCCGTTCCAAATCGTCAGCCGTGGACGGTTCTCCAAGCGAATCCACATTCAATGTCGGGAATTTTGCAGGAGTTCCGTTTCTTGTCGATGTCATATTCAATGTTGACACAGAATACGGAGCATCTTCATCTTTCCGCAATCGTTGGCTCAATCTGGAATTGACTAATGTTCTTACCGAGAGCAATTTAACCACCACCTAACTTCCAAATACTTCTCTGGCTATTTTTCTGATATTCAGCAACATTTCTGTTGATGCGTTGTACATCGGCATTGTTGCCTTTGTACCATGCGTATAATGCCATTCTCCGTTTTCATCCGGATAATACCACCCATCTTCAAATGCATGTGTCTGTCCGGGGAATGTTCCGACACCGAAACCAAGTTCTCCGGCTTTCGGATTTGGAACGGAATTGTAATGAATACCTGCCCCAAATTCAATCAGAAGCAACATATTCACATCTCCGTAATCCGTTGACTTGGTAACACCGGTAGCAATCAGTATAGCCTTGCACCCTGCCTTTTCCGGCTTAATATCGGTTGTAACCACAACATACTTCCCAAGTGGACTTTCATTCACTTTTGCTTCGGCGGTAACTTTCCCGAGTTCCGTCAATCTCTGGCAGAATATCTCGCATTTCCGGTTCAAGTCTTGCTGATACTGCCGGAGTTCTTTGATTGCGTTCTGTACGCTTGAAACGCTAAGATTCATGGTTATCTTCTTTGACAATCAGATCACCTACTCATTTTTAACAACGAAATTCTCCCACTTTTTATAAGCATCAACATATGTTTCATGCTTATCTCCATTATGGGTAATCTCGTAATACATTCCATCTGATACAGTTGTGCTTACAAGTGCTTTATTGTTCTTTAAAGTTTTACAAGACCAAACAACAAATACATCGTCCTCTGTTATCTGTTTGTTGTCTGTTTTATCAGAATGTGTATTGAAATAATCAACCACAATTTTTTTACACAGTTCTAAAAACTCGTCATTATGCATATCTGAACCTCCTACTCTCCGACAATATCAATACCATACTGAACAGCACATTCATGCTCAATCTTGCATCCTCTGTAATCTTTCCACCCTTCTGCAAAATAAGCGCAATCAGCATCTGCAAGAAGTTCTAATGATTTACCAAGAAACCACAATGGTTTTGCATCGTGCGGCGCTGACTCAAAGAAAGAATCTATTAACTCTACTTCTCCAAATCGCTCTGTTACCGCTTCAACGATTTTCGCTCTCTCTGCTTTGATTTCTTCGTCAGTCTTATCTCGCATTGGCTGACTGATAAATAACTTTTTCATATTATTACCTAACCTTTCCTAAAATCCATCTTCTTCTCCACTATCAGAGCCACCGCTATCGCCCGAATCCGGCACGTTTTCATCAGTTGCCGAGGAATCCTCAATAACTGTCTTTGAACGCTTCTTTATGGCGATACGCAGGCTATTCAGACCATCCAAAGGTAAAGCTGCCACCTCATAATCTGCACTATCCGGATTAACAGTTCCGTCAGCGTTGTAGACCGGCTCATTCTTTACCCAAACAAGTGCATTTTCATCAATCGGCAAGGAAGTATCACAAGTGCTGATAACCCGGTCATACTTCACATCTTTACCGAATGGAGATTCTTCCGCATCACTCTGTCCGGTGGAAAGAGAAGCTTTGAATGGAACTGGTGTATCATACACCGATTTGGTTTCTAATTCCTCGAATCCATTCTCATCCAATATTGGAACGTCTGTTTTATAAATTGAATAATACATACTACGTTGGTTTTTCTTGCAATTTCGCATAACATTCCTCATTTCATAAGACACTCTGCCCACCACCGACCAATGAGTGCCACCCTGCGGATTTCTCCACGCACAATCTGCTAAATGCAATTAGCAAATCCGATTACATCCTTAAAAGCCATGATGCCGGAATAGTAGCCACGAGAAATTCCATTTTCAGAGTGCGATATCTGATTTTCCACACCATCCTTGGAATCAATCTCGATAGCCGCCATAGCAATCTTGGCTTTATTCTTCTCCGTGTCGGCAAGAATCTTTTCTTCCGTCCATGAAGCCGGATAATTTCGTAAATCCATAAATGCTTCAATAGCAAGATTGACAGACAAGTTAGACACATCCGCACCATATTCAGTTGTCATGTCTTTAATTTTCTTTTCAAACTCTTCCATCGGAGTAAGCGTTACTTCTTCCTCTGTTGGAGTTGTTTCAATATCTGCCATTCTGCCACCTCACAATCTATTTTGCTGTTTCTTTTCTCTGATTGGTTGCAGATTCTTTTTCTGCAACCTTTTCCCAGCCATTATTTACAAATGCGGCAAGCTGATGTTCGTCCCTTACCACCATAACTACTCCGTTTTTCTTAACTTTCATGTTCTACTCCCTCCTACGCTGTTGCAGTCTTGTGAACAGCGATTGCATCAACTTTTTTATTCAACGCAAATGCATCGTAACGAACTCTCGCCTCAACTAAGGCTCCGGAAATACCAGGTGCATTGTAGTTGATTTTGAATTCCTGCAATTTAACAGGAGACGGCATTACTGCTGCATTAGTGATAATGAAATCTACACCTTCTGGAAGATAAGATGTTGGAACTTTAATAGTTGGGACTCCATCAATATCTCCTGCGAATCCATTGATAGCAATTCTAGTTCCCATATCTCCAGATTTAGTGAAATGCTCGTCCAACTTAATCATGTTCAAAAATGTTGGAGTCGCAACACAAATTCTTCCCATCTGCGGAGCCTTGTCATCGTCAAGTACTTCCTGACATGCAAGGAACTCCTCGTAAGCATTTGCACTTGTTACAGCCTTTGTGATAATGTGAGATTTCTTAGATACAGAACCTTCTGTCGGAGCATTTGCGACTAATACTGAAAGTCTGTAAGTATCCATTGCAGGAATAACAAGATTATCGATGTTTTCTGCAAGTGTTGCTGCAGCTTCCATTGTTCCATTTGTATCCTGTTCACTAGATGCATCAATTGTATAGGTAAATGACTTATCCTGTGTGATTGTCATTTCCTGCTCATTGTTGCCAAGCTCATCCGGTGTACCATAACGATTACTTCCAGACGTCTTGTAATCATTGAGTGTAGCCAAATCACGGCTGAATACCTTAACGGTCTTGACACCGAGCCAGTCAAAGTTGTTATTGATAATTGCAGATGTAAGAGAACCCAACTTAAATCTCTCATCTACCACGTTTGCATATTTTGCTGCATAATTTACTGCCATAATATTTTACCTCCGAATTATTTTTTATTGATATATTGGTTACCTACCGAATTAAAGCCTTGCAGGAATGGGTCCTCTCCCTCTCCTTCTCCAGCTCCAGTATTTACCTGTGGTCTGCTTTTTAACCACTCTGCTTCTTTCTGTTTGATAAGGTTTGTCTGTACTTCTGACTGAATACGAAACAATGTTTCCGTGTCTCCGTCATACTGTGCATTTGCAGCTTCTTTTGCCTTATCCTCTGGATATCTCAACTTCAAGAAATTCTTTTCCAGTTTATTTACAGTATTTTCTTTCAACAGCTTGTCAAACTGTTCCTGCCGTTCAGCTTCCTTTTCAGCCTTTTCCTGTGCGGCTTTCTGCGCATCCGTCAAAGTAGCGTTGTACTTTTTCTTCCAATCAGCAGCATCCGTAGCAGCCTTTTCCTGTGCACGTTTTAACTTTTCAATTTCCACAAGTGCCTGTTGCAACTGTTCCTCTGCTGATAACTGTGGTTCCGGTTCCGGGTTCGGTGTTGGTTCTGGTGTTGGTTCCGGATTCGGTGCTGGTTCTGGCTCCTTTGCAAAAAACTGCAAATTCATTTTTTCTCTAAACGGGTTCTCATTTCTTTTCATTGCGATACCTCTACTTTCTGCGTTTTTTTAAGTGCGTCCCTGCACTATTGATAAATTGTTGTGCGTAATTTTCGTCTTTCCCTAGACGTTTTGAATGCGAAATTTGTATTGCGACTTCCCTGCCGCATATAAAAAGCACCTAGCCATAAAAGCTAAGTGCTAGATAACGATTTATAAGTCCTTTAAAGGGCTGTTTGTTACTTGGTCGCTAGAATCTGCCATAATCCGTTTTTTGTCTGGATTTGGGTTATTCTGCGTTGTTTCAGATGCCTTGTTGCTTTTCTCTCTAAGCATCTTCTGATATTCCAACATCTGCGGAACGGAATCTTCGATTGCTTCGGCTAGATTTGGAAAGAAATCTATGCTTTCCATTGCAACTCTTGGATGTACCTGGTTCTGAATCATTGTTGCCAATGAGTTAATTTTTGTTGCCATATCGAAAGTTTTTTGCCGGATAGGTCGAATCTCGATGTCTGTATTTTTCAGTTTCATCAATTCACTATCCGCTGACACAAATGGAGATTTCTGAATAGCAATTAAGGCAAGTTTATTTCTCTCCTTGTATCCGCTCTTTACAATCTGTGCCTGTTTGCAAGCAACCGCTTCCGTTGCAGTCCATCCGGAAGATAGGCTTGTTGCTCCTGTTGTGCTTCCTCCGCTCTGTTCTGTCTGCTTCGGTGTAAATGTTCTTTCAAGGATTCCATCATGCTTTGCCTGTATATTCTGTAAAACTCCGGCATAATCATAATTCAATACCAGAGATTTAATATCCGGTTTCTGACCGCTACCATTTGTCTTGGTAAGAATCCATTGACCGCCCTGTATTCCTTTTATATTTCCATCATCATCTCTTTCCAGCTCAATATCATTGCCCCACCAATTTGCCTGTGTGGTCTGTGCAACATCATTGACCAAATCAGATTCGAGAATATTCAAGGCATTCAATTCATCAATCTGTCGCTCAAATACGCCTGTACGGTCTGTAGAACGCTCAAATTCAATAATGTTAATCATTCCAAATGGATTTGCTTCTCCAGAGCGTTCCATGTGAAATGTGCACTCTTTCTTCTCCCCATTGACAATCTCGGTTGCGTCTTTGATGATATATACCCTATCTTTGGAAATACATGTGTAAATCTTGGAGCCATCCTCATTTTCAGAGAATGAAACACCAAGCATCGGTCTTTCGTAGGCATCCGAAGAATATACAACAAATGCATATCTTGGATTCAACGTAACCAAATCGAATGCTGATTCATCTTCCTCGCGCTTAATATCTATCATCTGAGGACAAATACCAACGACCTCAAGATAATATGCAAGCATCTGGTCCTTCTTTTCCATATCTTCTGCGTCATACATCTGATTGAGAAGTGTAATTGCGGAATCATTATCAGACGGTACACTCCCTTTTGGGTGTTTGTCCGATTTCTGAACAAATGCCATGTGATTTCCCCAAAAGTAACCGAGCCAAAACTCTGTAATTTGATGTGCAAGGTTTGAAATACTTTTAATATCAATTTCCTTGCGTACTGTTTTTTCTCTCTGTAATGGCTGTAACCCTTTTTCAAAATTTACAAGGAAGTCTATCTGCGTTCTATTATTCTGATGGTCGATAAGTGCACGATTCAGTACGGAAATCACGTTTTTGTCTGTAATCTCACTTACATCTGTATAAATTTTCTTTCTACCCTTATATTCCGTGCTATATGCCTTTTCGCTCACACAATCTCACTTCCTCTCAATATAAAATCAGACCGGAAGACGATGTTCTCCCCGGTCTTTTAACTATCTCAAATTCTGATGTGCGGAACTTGTAATGGATATATGAACCGCATGAATT